GATGTGGCCCGTTTCGGAGATGATGAAACGATCATATATCGTAATTATCATGGTCATTGCAAAATAGTCCGGAACAGGCGAGGACAGAACCTGATGGCCACTGTAGGGGATATCGTACAGGAATTCAAGAAGATATATAGAGAACATCCAACGTATGAAGGCAAAGTATATGTGCAGATTGATGATACAGGACTTGGAGGAGGCGTCACTGACCGACTAAAGGAAGTCCGGAAAGAACAAAAGCTGTACAAGATGCAAGTTATCCCGATAAATGCCGCTGAAAAGATTGAGACTGATACGGCAGCAGGTAAAGATGCAGCTGAAAGGTACAATAACCTGACTACCGCTATGTGGGCCAGTATGCGAGATCTCCTTGATAACAAACAGATTGTTATTGAAGACGATGAGCAGACGATTGGTCAGCTTTCTTCCAGAAAATACACCATGGCCAGTAATGGAAAGCTTGAGATTGAACCAAAAAAGGAAATGAAGAAAAGAGGACTTGATTCTCCTGACCGGGCAGATGCTCTTGCGTTGGCATTGTATCTTGGAAAAATCAAGAAGCACACAGGTACGGCACCAAGTGCAGGTGCTATGCAGAAATTGTCAAAAGATAATTATTGGGGCTGATATAGCCAGAAAGAGAGGTGATGAAGATGAAAGAGTATGGACGGATTGGACAGAAACGCTGGGAAGGCGTGTTTAATGAAGAGTTTCTTCCTGAACTATCCGGAATAAGAGGCGTGAAAACGTATCGTGAGATGCTCGACAATGATGATACGATTGGAGCGATAATGTTTGCTATAAAAATGCTGATTCGTCAGGTTAAATGGCATATTGAGCCGGGCGGTGATAGTGCAAAAGACCGGGAAGCAGCAGAATTTGTAGAATCGTGTATGGACGATATGCAGAATACATGGACTGACACCATCTCAGAGATTTTATCATTTCTCGCATACGGTTGGAGCTTTCATGAAATTGTCTACAAGCGCAGGATGGGAAAAACAAAAAATCGAAAAACATCAAGCAAATATTCAGATGGACTGATTGGATGGCAGAAGATTCCGCCCAGAGCGCAGGATACGTTGTACAGATGGGAATATGACGATAAAGACAACTTAATCGGAATGACTCAGCAACCTCCGCCGGATTATGGATTGCTTACCATCCCGATCAGCAAAGCAATGCTGTTCAGAACAGAGAGCATAAAAGACAATCCTGAGGGACGAAGCATTCTGAGAAACGCCTATCGGTCATGGTACTTCAAGCGCCGCATACAGGAAATCGAGGCAATTGGAATCGAAAGAGACCTTGCCGGACTTCCGGTGTTGCACGCACCAGATGGTGTAGACATATGGGACGATAAAGACCCTGAGTTGGTATCTATTAATGCAGCGCTTACATCCATGGTCAAGAACATCCGCAGAAACGAATATGAAGGGCTTGTTCTTCCAGCTGGATATGAAGCTGAACTCCTGAGCACTGGTGGAACCAGACAGTTTGACACGAATGCCATTATCAACAGATATGATGCAAAGATCGCGCAGACTGTTATGGCGGATTTCATCATGCTGGGGCATGAGCAGACAGGAAGCTTTGCGCTGAGTGAAGATAAAACAGAACTGTTCGCAGTTGCTCTTGGGGCGTTCTTGGATGTCATATGCGAAACATTCAATAATCAGGGCATTCCATCCCTGATCGACATGAATGGTGCTCATTTTGATGCAATAACAGATTATCCACAGCTTGCACATGGCGATGTGGACAAGAGAGATATCACGAAGCTGTCTACATTCCTGAAAGACATGGTTGGAGTTGGAATCCTTATCCCGGATGAAGATCTTGAGGATTATGTAAGAGAAGTCGCCAACCTGCCGGAGAGAACGCTGTCAGATGATCCTAGAAATAAGGATGAACAGCGGGAAGCACAGAGAAGGTCGCCGGAAAAAGAAGGCAAAACATCAGAAGTTGAGCCTGAGGAAAATCAGGAAATCGAAGAAGCGAAGAAACGGTTAGGCAGGTGAACATATGTTGAAGATGCGGGCAAGGTCTCGAACGATTAAAAAAAGCGTAGAATCACAGAAGGTTCTTGAAGCCCTTGATAATTATCTTGAGAGTAACCTGGACGAGCCGATGAAATGGCTTGTAAGGTTCTGGAAAGATCAGGCAGCGGTTATGCTGTATAAGGACTTGCGGGAGATTGTAATCGGAGAAGCGGATCCGCAGAGCCTGTTTGATCAATGGTTCTCAGATTATTCTGTCTTTCTTTCCTCGAAAATGACAGCATCATGGGAAAGCGCTTATTTTGCGGCGTGGAATTCAACAGCTGAATTTGTTGGCCTGGAAGAAAAGATTAGTTCAGAAATCTATGTGAGAGATTGGATTATAAATCGAACAGGTAACTTGATTACGAATGTCTGTAGTGATCAGGTGAATGCGGTCCGCTATTTGATTGCAGAAGCCCAGTCATTAGGTATGGGTAGCGATGAAACTGCTCGATATATCCGGCCAACGGTTGGCTTGACGGAGAGGCAGGCAGCAGCGAATCTGAGGCATTATAACAGTGTGAAGACTCAGTTGAGAGCAGATCATCCACGCATGAAAGAAGAATCTATTGAGAGAAAGGCCAGGACAGCGGCTGCGAAGTATGCTGAGCGACAACAGAGATATAGGGCTGAAACAATCGCCAGGACAGAGATTGCACAGGCATACAATGCGGGAGCAGATGCTTTCATCAGAGAAGCCATCCGGCATGATTTGATGCCGGAAATGAAGAAAGAATGGTCAACTGCTCTTGATGAGAGAGTGTGCAAAGAGTGCCAGGCTCTTGAGGGCGTACAGATTAGTATGGATGATAGTTTTGAGACACAGTCAGGAAGAAGGAATGTAACAGTATTATTGCCGCCATTGCATCCTCGGTGCAAATGCGCGGTCAAATATGTGGAGGCAACATATGAAATCGTTTAATGAAATCATGAAGATAAGAGATGAACCGGAATCGAAAGACATACCGGTTGAAAAAAGAAAATTTCAGATCAAGAAATCCGATGATGAAAAAATGCAGGCGTTCGGATGGGCCAATATTTCGATTACCGCAGATGGAGAAGTGCTGGAAGACCTGCAGCATGACATCATCGAACCAGAGGAACTGGAACAGGCGGCATACAAATTTGTTGATCTTTACCGGGAAGGTGGAGAGATGCATATAAGAGGCGGCGTTGCCAGACTGATTGAAAGTGCAGTATTTACAAAAGAAAAGATGGAAGCTATGGGTATTCCAGAGGGAACACTTCCAACGGGATGGTGGATTGGTTTTCAGGTAACAGATGCCGATGTATGGGAAAAGGTTAAAGATGGAACATACTCTATGTTTTCCATAGAGGGAGAAGCAAAGAGAGTAGAAGTGGAAGATGAAGAATCTGATCAATAGGCACCGGAAACGGTGCTTTTTTGATAAATAAAGCGAAAGGAGGGAATGACTTGGCGACAAAACTTGAAGGTCTGCATATAAAGAAAGTTGATTTTGTGGACCAGGGAGCTAACCAGATGGCAAATATTAAGATAAAGAAAAGCAAGGATGGGGAAGAAATTTCAAATCCAGAGGTAGGTCTTTTCAAACGATTTGTGAACTGGATTACGGGTGAATTGAGTAAGTCAGACTCAGAGATTACAAAATCAGCAACAACATTCAATGAACAGATCAACGCTGTCAGCATGGATGCAATCAGGGATGAAATCTGGTCTACTTGCTATGCACTGCAGAATTCACTGAACTCTATTCTGTGCGATGCAGAAATGGACAGTTCTGCGAAGCAGGCCGCAATGGAAACAAGCACAGAACAGTTTGCAGAAGCTATGAAAGGATATATCCCGAACTGGGCTTCTGGCACAGCGACGAATATCAGAAAGAATCTGGCTACACCAGATGAAACAGATCTTCAGATGGTTATGAAAGCACATAAGAATCTGACAGATATTATTGAAAAATCAAACGAAGATAATGAGAAAGGGGAATTGGAAGACATGCTTAAAATCAACAAGTCTAAAATGACCGCAGAAGAAAGAACTGCGTATGATGAACTTATCAAAAAATATGCAGTAGAAACAGAAGAACAGACAGAAGAACCGGTTGGAAAGAGTGCACCTAAAGCGGAGGATCCGGATATTGTAGATGATTCCGAAGTTACGAAAACTCAGAAGTCAGTAACACCGCCACCAGCAGCACCTACAACAGAGACAAGTGCAGACACCGGAGATGATATCTACAAAGGATTACATCCTGCTGTAAGAGCAAGATTAGAGGCTCTGGAAAAGAGAGCGGCAGAAGCAGAAGAAAGAGAGCTTCTTGATGTCGCAAAGAAATATGAGATTGTCGGAGAAAAGCCGGAAGAATTAGTGAAAACTCTGAAGTCTTTAAAGGATGCAGGCGGAACCGCATACAATGATATGATTAGCGTTCTGGACAGAAGCGTTGATATGGTTGAGAAGTCTGGCGTATTTAGCGAAATTGGGAAGTCCTTCTCAGGCAATCCTGTAGCATCTATTAAGAAGTCTGCAGCAGAAAGTAAGATCGATACTATTGCAAAGGGATATATGGAAAAAGACTCTGCTCTGACATATAATGCAGCTCTTGCAAAAGCGTGGGAGGATCATCCAGAACTCTTGGATGAATATGAAGCAGAAGCGGGCTATTGAGAAAGGAGTGAAGAAAGATGGGTACAAACTTTAACGGAACAATGATCAACCAGTCTGTGACTATCGCAGAAAAGGCAGGAGCTGATATTGCAGATGTCCGCAATCTTATTCTGAAATATGATGAAGATGGAAATGTAGTGATCGCCGCAAACGGAACAGCACCCCTGCTCGGCTTATCTATTATCGAAGGTGGCTACAACGATATTTCTGGTGCTGAATCAGGAAAAGTAAAGAAAGGTGATGATCTTGAAATCCAGATCAAGGACATTGGCTATGCAATTGCGTCTGCGGAAATCAAAAAAGGACAGGAAGTCACAGCCACCACAGGTGGAAAGGCAGCAGTAGCTAAAGCGGGAGAGTACGTGATTGGTGTTGCCCTCAATTCTGTGTCTGCCGGAGGATACAGCAGAATCCAGATTGCAAAATATCAGAAAGCAAAAGCGTAAAGGAGGAATGTAAACATGAGAAATACAACAGCGGGAATTAAGGCTGAAATCGCAAAAGGCGTGTTCAGACCCCACACAGCACTTACTAACATGGCACTGGCTTATTACCAGAATGCCAGCAATTATTTCGCAAAAGCTCTTTTTCCAACCTGTCCGGTAGGTCTTTCTTCTGACAATTACTACATTTTTAGCAGAGAAGATCTCCTGAGAGATAACTGGCAGAGAAAACCGGCATATGGCAAAGTTGACCCGACAACAATTGGCGAAAGCACTGACAACTATGTCTGCAAAGTAGATCAGATGATTATGGGTATCGACCAGATTCGCCAGACCGACCTTTCCAGACGTCAGGGTCCATCTATCATTCAGCCTAAACAGCAGCGCACTAGAACAATTGCAGAACAGGCTAACATCCACCAGGACCGTTTGTTTGCAGCGAGCTATTTCAAAGAAGGAGCATGGAAGAACGAACTTGAGGGTGTTGATAACACCACTCCAAGCACAAACCAGTTCATTAAGTTCAGCAATGCAAATTCTGACCCTATTGCATTTATCGACAAAGAGAAGACCGACATGAACCAGCAGACAGGTCGCATGCCGAATCGTCTTGGTCTTGGTATTAATGTATTTAATGCTCTGAAAGTACATCCGGGCATCCTCGAAAGGGTTAAATACGGTGGAAGCACCGCAAATCCGGCATCTGTAACAGAGAATGTGCTTGCGCAGTTGTTTGGAGTTGAAAAGATTGTAGTGCTTAAATCCATTATGAACAGTGCAAGCATGGGCGCAGATGAAGAAATGCAGTATATCGGAGATCCGAACGCATTTCTACTGGCTTATGCAACTAACGCACCGAGTATCGATGAACCGTCTGCAGGTTATATCTTCACATGGGATATGCTCGGCAATGGACAGATGCTTCCGATCCTGAACTATCTTGGAGAGAATGGCACACATACTGAGTACATTGAAGGTCTTATGGCGACAGATATGAAGAAGACATCTGACGATCTTGCAAGATTTTATAAAGCTGCAGTTTAAGGAGGAACCTATGAAACTTGTTGCAAACAAGCCATGCAATCTGAATGGAAAGAAATATTTCATCGGTGAAGAAGTCCCGGTTGAAGAAGTGGTTGATTACGCCAGTTTAGTAAAGATGGGGCTGTTATCAGTGATTCATGACGCTGTTCCGGAGGATAATCTTGAAGAATGTGTTGCTATGGTAGGAGAGGTAAGCTTTTCTATTCCAATTGTCAAAGGTCACGAGACGATTGATTTGGACGTTACAGAGCCTCAGATGCAGGATGCAGTAAAAACTATGCAGATGAGTGCAGATGCTGCTGTAGCTCATATTAGAGGGAATATTGAGGACGATACAACGCTTATTATCATCAATGCTCTTGACTCCAGAGCAACCGTAAAAAAAGCAGCAGAGTCAAAAGCCAAAAATCTCATTGAACAGGAAGAAAGTAAAGGTGATGCCTGATGGCAGGAACTTATACATATGAACCTGCCATGATCACATCGTATGGGAAAGATCGAATGAGGTTTGAACTTGGAGATGTGATGGTAGATGGAAAAGAGAGAACTTGTGCATTGTCAGACGAGGAATACATCGTTTTGTGTGATGATGTTCAGTCTGCGAAAGATTGGAAACGGGCAAAATTAAAGTGCCTTGAAAGTATATTTCGCAGGTTTTCTTTTGAACCTGATACAACAGTTGGCCCTACCTCATTCAAATTTGGTGATAGGGCTAAATTGTGGCAGGAAGAATATGAGAAGCTGAAGAAAGACCTGAAACTTGCTTCTGTATCCCCATCGGCTATTCTGATGAATGCCGGAGATACAAGCAAACAGCCAGTGCCATATTTCTACAACGGAATGATGAGCCATGAAGAAAGTGATGGTGTAGATATATGATTAGTCCATTTGGCTTGATGTATCTAAGACCGGGAAATTTATGGACAGATTTTGTGGTAAGACGAAAGAGCATTCGCAACATACTCGGACATCCTGTGTCAGATTTTGAAGCGAAAGGCGAGATATCAGGAATACTTGCTGAAGCATCTACACATGAATCTGACCGAATGAAACACAGGTGGGATCAGGAACAGCATTCCTTAACCCACACTCTTGTTATCCGAGATTCTGCAAATGTAAAGCAGGGAGACTATCTAACTACCGCAGGAAGAACCTTCCTCGTTCTCTTGTGTGAGGATCCCGGAAACCTTGGAGCAACTGGCTTAATATATCTTGAAGAAAGGAATGATCTGAAATGACGCCTGCCGAAGCAGCAGAAGCAGTAAAAGTTCAAGTTCAAACAGACAAGGAACGGATAGAGCAGCAGGTGATCGCAAGATATCCAAGGGCTTCAAATGCCCTTAGAAATGCTGCATTATCTGTACTGGCAAATCCAAGCCCGTCAGCTCCGGGCAGTCCACCGGGTGTTCGGAGCGGACATTTAAAAAATAACTGGCATATGAGCGGCGGTGCGGTATGCATTACTTCAGGTATGGGATATGCTGGCTATCTGGAACATGGTACCAGAAAGATGGCGGCCCGTCCTTTTGTTGACAAAATACAGCAGACGGCATTACCGAATGTTATGGCTATATTTGCAGAAATCGGAGGTTGATATGCTTATTGATCACATTGAACGAGCAGAATTTAATGCGGAGGAAATGCGAAGAGGAACTCTCGTCTTTGCAAAACATAAAACATGGAAAGAGGGAATCTCAGGTATTGTTTATCGCGCTTCTGCGGAACAGATTACAGTAATGTATCCGAATTCTCTGACAAATACCCAAAATCATTTTTTTATACCAGTTTCAGAAGTTTATAAAAATGAGTGGGAAATAAGATATTCGGGCGATGGTCTTCGTACTGTTCAGGAATACAAGGAGGCTGCGGATGAATCTTAGCGAACTGATTTTTAAACGTCTCTCTGCAGACGAAAATTTGCAGACAATGCTTGCTACATATGCCGGAGCACCTGCAATATTTGATTCTGAGTTTCCGGCAGACCAGCAGGAAGGATGGGAAGGAGCCACGCAGTATCCGAGGATATGCTACCGTATCGATATGCAGGTCAATCAGGAACGATCATCGGCGGGAACCTTGTATGTTGCAATGTATACGGATAAAACCAGTACGATAATTGAAGATATTGAAACAGCTGTGAAGCACTGTCTTCAGGACGTCCTGATGAAGCCGGCAGGAGAAGCACCGTTTTGCGTGGCGTGGGCGCGCACAGAATCGTATGCGATTGAGGGAAAAGAGGTGTGGTGCAAAGAAATGGCATTTGACATCCTCGAATACCCCGAACAGTTCAGCACGGATCCTGATCCGGTTCTTGCGGTAGCTGCGTATATCAAAAAGATATTTCCAGAGACAACAGTGCTTGGCATAGACAATGTTGGAGATTTTGTCGAAACATCAAGAACTCCCGTGTTCTATTGCAGATTGGCAAATATACAGCATACGACAGGGCATTGTATGAATACGATTTCATGGTTTGTAGGGAAGATTGCTGTACATTTGATTTATCCGGGAGCTGGCACAAGGTTAAAGACACTTGCATCTATCAATCAGAAGGTAGCCATAGATGAGGAGATAATCATGCTGGATGATTCCCCTATGACTATTCAGGGATTAGAACTGAATAATAAGTCAGATTACCTCAGAGAGGGACAGCTGACTATAACTGGTAAATATGGATGTCTCAGATGCAGTGTGAAAAAACATAATATTGCAAGAATAGGCATGGAATTCACAAATTGAAAGGAGAAGCAATGGCAGAAACAAAGAAAACAAATGCTCCGGAAGAAACAAAAGAAGTTCTTCCGGCAGAGAAAGAAACGGAATATGGGGTAGATGAGCTGATTGCCGCACGCGATCAGCTTTTTTCTTGCCCTGATTGCGCGATGGTGGCACTGAAACTGTCAAAAAAGAAAAGCATGACTGTTTCAGAAGCTGAGAAGCTTGTCGAAGAATTTATGAAGAAGGAGGTCAAATAATGGCGGAATATTTCCAGATTCCTGAAGTAGGTACAAAAGTTCGACCAGGAAGTTATTTCAACGTAGATAAGAATGGTGACGATGATTCTTTCGGGGCAATTGACGGAGTTGTTGTAGCTGTGTTTAAAGCAACGTTTGGACCAGTAGATAAAGTAACAGTCTTAGAGAGAGGAGACGATTACACAACAATCTACGGAGATGGATTAACGACTGACCTGATTCGTGAAGTTCTGTATGGTGGTGCAAAGAAAGTTATTTGCTGTCGCCTTAATGGAACGGGCGGAGCTGTGGCGAGCGTAAGTCTTGCAGCTGCAACTGGAAAAGTTAAGATCACAGCAAAACATCCAGGAGAGATGCCATTTTCTGTAACTATTAGAAACCGCTTAACTGACAAAGACAGGAAAGAATGCATTATCTATACAGGAACTACTGAATTTGAAAAAGTATATTTTTCAGCAGGCGATAATGAAGCTGCAAGTCTTGTAAGTGCTTTTGCAAATTCAAAGAATTTCACGGCTAATCTTGAAGAATCTGCAAAAGGAATCATGACTAATGTGAATCAGACAGCGTTTACAGGAGGAAAGAATCCTACAGTAGCAACTGCCAATTATTCAGCTGCTTTTTCACAGGCAGAAAAATATTTCTTCAATACAATTTGTGTTGATACAGAAGATACAGCAGTACATGCGCTGTTACAGGCATTTCTGGACAGAATTTATGAAACCAGTCAGTTTGGGATTGGAGTTGTTGCAGAGAAAGATAACAAAGATTTAGACGAAAGAATGAATGCGGCAGCAGGATTTGATGGTGAGAATATAGTTTATGTTCTCAATCCAAAAGTCTTTATCAATGAGGGAACTCTGGATGGATATCAGACTGCCGGCTTGATTGCTGGACTTATTGCAGCAACTCCTGCAAATCAGGCAGTGACTCATATGGTGATTACTCGATATGTAGATCTTGTAGAACCGCTTACAAATACTCAGATTATAAAAGCGGAACTGAAGGGATGCTTGGTTCTTAGTAAGTCTACAGAAGATGAGGTATGGATTGATGCTGGAATCAATACACTGATTAATCTTCCGGATAACAAAGATAAAGGTTGGAAGAAAATCCGCCGTGTAAGAACAAGATATGAGTTATTGTACAGAGCAAATGCCCAGTCCGACGCTTTAGTTGGAAAAGTCGATCCTGATAAAAATGGAAAAGCCACTATTATTGGAAAAATTCAGGGAATTATCAATGCCATGATCAAAGAAAAAAAATTAACAGCAGGAACAGTAACTGAGAGCACGACTTATATTGCAGACGCAGATAACTGTTATTTTGACCTTGATATCATTGATAAGGATTCTGCGGAACATATTTACTCATTCTATAAGTTTAGATTCAGTACCAATGCAGAGTAAAGGAGGAAAGGTGAATGTTAAATACAAGTGCTGCAACAGACGCGAGACATAGTCGTTCAGGTAAAGATGCCATGCTTTACAATGCAGATGGGGTTCCGTTTGCGCAGGTAAGCAGTTTTCAGTCGAAAACATCTTTTAATAATACCAAATATCAGCCATTAGGACAGAACAGAGAACTGGAAACAAACAATACTATTGGAGTCACGATTACAATTTCGGAGATCGTTGTTCTGGATGGCGAATTATTCAACAATGTTGTTAGTGCGGTAAATAAAGGAGAAAGCCCGGTTATGACTTTAGATGGAGTTATTGAAGGGCGTAATGGCTCCCAGGAACGCATTACATATCGTGAATGTATCTTTAGCGGTGACCAGGATCTGCAGAATGTAAGTACAGGAGATACATTATCAAGATCTTATAATCTGCACTGCAACGGGGAAGTAGAACCCCGTTCATCACTGACAATTTGATATCTGATCAACACAAGGGTGGCTAAAACTGGCCGCCCTTATTTTATAAACGGAGGAAAATAATACATGGCAAGAACTGCAAATATCGAAAATGAAGAACTGAAAACAACTGAAATTGATATGACAGAAGCTGAGGCAGATGAAGCATTAAAAGCTGATATGGCGGCAAATGAAGTGGATTATCTGGCGGGTCTTTTGAATGCAGCAGAAGATGCAGAAGACGAAACAAAGAAGATCGAGATTGTCCGTAATGGAAAGACTTACTTTGCTTTTTCAATTCATTCGCTTCCGGATGAGACTCTGTATGAAATCCGTAAAAAGTACACCAAGTATGTAAAGAATAAGAGAACTGGCACAAAGGTAGCTGAAGGAGTAGACAATGCGAAACTCCGCAGTTCTATGATTTACAATGCGACAATTGCAGAGGATCAGGAAAAACTGTGGGATAACAAACAGGTTCAGGAAGCATTAAGACGGAGAGGAAAACACATTATTAATGCTCTGGATGTCATTGATGCGGTGCTGCTTCCGGGAGAAAAAGAGAACGTATTAACTGTTCTGGACGAGCTTTCAGGCTACGATACAGAAGAAGCAAAGGTTGAAACAGCAAAAAACTTATAAGGTCCGGCTACAAATCAGCCCTGTTGCACTGGATATTCCAAAGGCAGGGCATCCGGCCGGATGAGGTAATGGCCTTGCCAGCAGGGGTCAGAGCCTTTCTTTTTGCCTCTACGGAGGTATGGATTGAAGAAAATATCAAGAAAAATGAAAAGAGGTGAGATGCTTGGCAGAAACGATAAGGATAGAGATTCCTGTTAATGTGGTCGATAATACCGGTTCTGGAACGTCGAGTGTGACCAGGAATCTCACTGCAATGGAAAGGGCGTTTGAGAGGGCAGACAGGGCGGCGCAACGATTCCAGCGTAGATCAGGCGTAGCAGCTGAGATAGAAATTGGAGCAGACGACAATGCCACCCCGGTTCTTTCTGCTGTTGAAAATGCAACAGAACAGATCGACGGAGAAACAACACAGGTAGAAGTTTCAGCTGACGATTCAGCTACACAGATTGTCAATTCCGCATCAAATGCTGTAGAAAATTTTGATGGACAATCGGGAGATGCAGAAATAGGAGCAGACGATAGCGCCACCCCGGTAGTATCCGCCGCTTCTGATGCGGTGGAGAATTTCGATGGAATGAGCGGGGATGCTGAGATTGGTGCTTCTGATGAAGCTACGCCGGTTATCCGGGCTGCTCAGGATGCAGCAGAATCATGGGGAGGAAGCGTGTTTAATGCTACTATCGGTGTCATAGATGCGGCGACCGCCCCAATATCCAAACTTGCGAGTATAGCAAAGAATCCGGTTGTGCAGGGAGCATCATTGATCGGTGCCAGCTTTGGTGTGGCAGAATCGGTTAACTCCTTCCAAGACTTTGAAAGCATGATGTCACAAGTCAAGGCTATCTCTGGTGCAACAGGGCAGGCATTCGATGATCTGACTGCAAAAGCACAGGAGATGGGAGCGACCACCAAGTTTACGGCCACAGAGAGCGCAGAGGCGTTTAATTACATGGCTATGGCAGGATGGAAGCCACAGCAAATGATCGATGGTATATCCGGCATTATGAGCCTTGCAGCAGCATCCGGAGAAGACCTTGGAACAACAAGTGATATTGTAACGGATGCACTGACAGCTTTCGGATTACAGGCGGGTGATGCAGGGCATTTTGCTGATGTTCTTGCTCAGGCGAGTGCCAATGCCAACACAAATGTGTCAATGCTTGGAGAATCGTTTAAATATGTCGCTCCTGTTGCTGGCGCTATGAATTACAGCGTTGAAGATACATCTCTTGCGCTTGGTTTAATGGCAAATGCAAGTATTAAAGGTAGCATGGCCGGTACCGCACTTAAAACATCTTTGGCAAATATGGCGGCACCTACAGACAGCATGGCAGCAGCTATGGATAAATACGGAATCAGCCTTACAGATTCTGAGGGAAACATGAAATCCCTTCGAGGAGTAATAGATAATCTTCGAGGAAGCTTGGGTGGACTTTCTGAGACTGAGCAGACAGCAGCAGCTTCAACCATTTTCGGAAAAGAGGCCATGGCCGGCATGTTAGCAATCATCAACGCCAGTGAAGAGGATTACAACAAGCTGAGCACAGCAATTGGCAATTCAAAAGATGCGGCAGAGGGAATGGCTGACACGATGCTGGATAACCTGAAAGGTTCGTTCACACTGATGCAGAGTGCTATCGAAGGTACGGAGAATGCCTTTGGAAAACGGTTGTCTCCGTATTTAAGAGGAATTGCAGGTGGAATTACCGATATGATGCCTGAGATAACGGATGGAATCAATGCGGTTATGGATGTGGTAGATGATAAGATTGCAGGCGTAAAACGCAAGATCACTGACATGACCGGTTCTGATGAATGGAAGAATGCGGATCTGTTTGGAAAGATCGACATAGCATGGGATTCAATAATCGCAAAGCCGTTCGGGAATTGGGCTTCTGGAGATGGTGCGCAATTAATATCCAGTGGGCTTGGCACATTATTTTCGAGTGCAGCGGCTATTCTTCCGGGAGGTGAAAAAGCAGGACTAACATCGTGGTTAAGTGCAGGGATTCTCGCAAAAGGAGCAGCTACGGTTGCTCAAAAAGGGAAAAGCATAGTGGAAACCCTGTCACCTATCGGAGATGCTATTGGTAACATTACAGAAGCAGCTGGAAATGCAAATGATGTGATGGACTTTGTAGGTAATCTGAGTTCCATGATTCCTGTAGGAGCGAAAGTTGGACTTGCGGCAGCGGGAATTACAGCTGCGATTATAGGAATCAAACTTGCAATCGACAAGTATAACCAGACTCAGCTTGAGAATAGTTTGGAGGAGCATTTTGGGAAGATTAAATTATCTGCAGATGAAGTTAAAGATGCGGCGGCAGGAATACTGAACCAGAAATACCTCACAAACGTGGAACTGGCATTGAATGAAGTACAGAATGCCGATAATCTGCGAGCGGAGGCGCAAAAAGCTTTGGAATCGAACGATGTCCTTGAATTCAAGAGCAGAGTTGGAATCACTTTGACAGCTGATGAACAACAGGAATATACGGATAATATTAATACTTTTGTTGAAAGCAAGATATCTGAACTGGAGAGTCGTACATTTGCGGCTCATATTCACGTTCAAACATACCTCGCAGGTACAGAAGACGGTCAGACATTAGCCCAGAACATCAAGGAATGGGCCAGAGCGGACAATTTGGAATTATCCGATTTATCTAGCCAGCTGTCGCAAAAGGTCTCAGAAGCCCTGAAAGACGGCATCATTGATGTGAATGAAGAAGAAGCTATTAGCGCTTTGCAGGAGAAGATGAACAGCATAACTGCTCGCTGGAAAGAAGCAGAGGCACAGGCTCAGTGGGACTGGATAAACCAGAAATACGGTCATTTAAGTGCAGCTGATCTGGAAAGCGGTTCATTTACAGACTTGATGGATGAAATGCGAAGCCAGCGTGAGACTGCAATGGAAAGCATTAAAGCAGATACGACTCAGTGGTATTCGGAATTGGAGGCAATGAAGGACTATGGAAGAATTACTCCTGAACAGTATGAGAGCTACAAAGAGCAGACTGGATGGTATGTAAGAGGCCAAGAAGGTTCCGAATTGTCGAAGAGTCTTGAGCTTGGAAGCAACACTCTGAATGACACATACGGCGAGAAGATTACCGGAAACATCCAGACGCTTACAGAAACTGCGCAGAACGCCTTGAAAAGTGCAGAGACCAGTTTGCAGAGCGGAAGCTATGGTACGATTGCAAGTACCTTTGATAACATGTTTACGTCTATGGATAATGGAAAAGGCTTCCTGGGAATTGGTGCAGATGCCGATCAGAGAGCACTAAACGAATTGTATCAGTCGATGGCTCCGGATGTTAGTCAGATGGGAAGCCTGATTGACCAGTACAGAGAAGCAGGGCAGGCAGTACCGAAGAGCCTTATGGAAGGATATAAGGAAGCAATCGAAGTCGGTGCGGCGGCAGGTGACGTTGATGCGGCTTGGCAGAATTACGCAAACCAGATTCTTGAATCTGGAAGCGAAGAAATGAAGAGCGTTTTGACGGATCCGAACAATCCAATGTACGAAAGTGTACGAGAGCAGTTGCCGGAGGAACTCAAAACTGCCATTGACAGGGCGACGGCAGAAACGACGCCAGATGAGATAACACTTGAAGGGCTGAGAGCTGCTGTCGATGGAGATGTGGATATTGACAAAGATTCCTGGGTATCGGCGCTGAATGAAAAACTGGGAGATCTTGCAACTACTGAAGAGGTTACTGCTGACAATGTAAAGATTAAAGTTGAGCAGGGGGATTGCCTTTGGGAAATTGGTAATGCTCTTGGAATTGACTGGCAGACGATTGCAGAACAAAACGGTATCGAAAGTCCATACATTATTCACCCAGATCAGGAACTTACAATTTCGATGGATACAATAAAAGCTGAAATGGACGGAGATAAGGCGCAGGCTGCTATCGAGCAGGCAATGTCGGCTCTGGATGCCGAAGGGGCAGAAATGTCCGTTACAGCAGAAGGAGTGAAGGTTGATCTGGCAAATGTTGAAGTGGATTCTGATGTAGCGGCGGCTCAGATCGAGTCGGCTCTTGGCATGGAATCCGGGACACTTGCAGCCAATGGCATTGAAATACAGGCAGGAGCAACAGTAACAATTCCACAGGAATTGGTACAGGTTGATACATCTGGCATACAGAGTGCTACTGAGGCGCAGACAGAAACAGAGCCCGTGGAAACAGATACGTCTGCAAATGTTAATATCACTGAAGCAACTACAGATGCGTCTGGTGCCAAGGAACAGGCACAGTCGGAAGTGGAATCTACATTTTCAGAATCTATGCCGGCAGATGGCCATACCGATGTAACGCTCGATCAAACGAACAATGCAGCAGAAGTATATTCTGAAGTGGCGTCTGAAGTACAGTCTACATTTTCAAATCCGATAGCGGCATCATGCACTGTTAATGTAACTCTTGACTGGCATATCACAAATCCATCTGCCGGAATAACAACATCTGGAAGCGGTTCTTCTGTAAAGGCATCTATTACAGGCAATACGGAGGGAAGCATCGTTACCGGACCGTTATTATCCTGGGTAGGCGAAGATGGTCCAGAAGCCATTATTCCTCTTGGCTCAAAACGCCGAGACAGAGGCATGGACTTGTGGTTACAGGCTGGACGGGCATTGGGTGTCAAAGAGTATGCAGACGGCGGCATGATTGGAGATGTCCCACTGTCAGGAGGTTCCTCAGACTCATCTTCCGGAAGTTCTGGTAACAATGGCGATAAAGGACAAATCGTTGTCAATATGAATCCTGTCTTCAACATTAACGGAGAGGGCGGCAATGACACAGTAAATTCAATCAAAGAGAAACTGAAAGAGTTAATTAACGAAATGTCCGGAGAACTGGCATCAAGATTACTCGAATCATACGCAAATATGCCGACGTAGAAAGGGGAGAGGGCATGGAGATATATTTAAAAGAGGCGGCAAATAAGCAATCTTGTCTTCGCTTTCCTTCTCTCCCAGACAAGGAGATTACTGTTAAGGGAAATTCAAAATACCAGAAGTACGATCTGATAAAAAAAGGAACCTTTGCATTTCCGGCTGGTCCGGATATCAGATCATATGAATGGGATGGATACCTCTGGGGAAGAGCCAGAAAAAAGATGTCCACCATACATACGAAGTGGCTGGATCCGAAATCTGTTATAAAGAAGCTGGAAAACTGGCGAGATAAGGGAACGGTTCTGAACCTTATCATTTCTGCCGGCGGCGGCATCAATGTTGATGTGACGATTAATAGCTTTGAATATAAGAAATTTGGCGGGAAAGGAGATTACTTTTATAGCATTTCCTTTTATCGTTATCGTCCGCTTAAAATCCAGACCACAAAGGACCTTGGCATTGATAAGAAGAAAAAGAAGACGACAGCCCGAACGAACCTGAAAAAGAGTTCAACAGATAAGAAAAAACAGACATACACCATTAAAACTGGTGACTGCCTGTGGAATATCGCAAAGAAATTTTACGGATCAGGAGCAGATTGGAAAAAGATTTATGATGCAAATAAGACAGCGATAGAAAAGGCTGCGAAAAAATACGGGCATAAGGATAGCAACCAAGGGGACTGGATATTCCCTGGCACTATCCTTACGATACCGTAAAGGAGGCATTATATGATTGATCCGCTGAAATATTCTTATTATTTAGTCCTCGTGACTGAAAAAAAGAAAAAATATGACATCACCAATTTTGTCGAAGATTTGGGATGGGAAGAGCTGGAAAACGAACTTGCAGCCAGATTGTCGTGCACTGTAAAGAATGATAAGACCACAAAAGGCAGGATTTCCAGTTTGTCTAAACCGGGATGTTATTTGTACTTGTATTATCGGTACAAGACTGGAACTGCACAGGAAGCTATGCGTGGCCGGATTGTAGAATGGAATCCATCTGCAAAGTCAAGCAGTCAACCATTAAAGCTGAAGGCCTATGATAACCTGTATGATTTGCAGGAGTCGGAAGACTGTGTATATTATTCTTCCGGAGCAAGAACCAAGCAGGTTATACAGGATTATTTCAAGAAATGGGGCATACCAATTGGTAAATATACCGGACCTGATGTGGTCCACGGAGTTATTAAGGAAGACAAGAAGAAACTCGGCACAATGGTCAAAGATATTCTGGATGAAGCGAAGAAAAAGGGTGGGGGCTATTCTGCAATCCGTTCTGTCAAGGGCAAAGCCCAGATTCTGGCAATTGGCAGCAACAAGAACATTTATCATTTTGCCGAAACAGAAAATCTGATAAGTGTTTCTCATAAGATCAGCACTTCGGGAATGGTTACGCGAGTAAAGATTCTCGGAGAAGCAGACGATGATAAGCGCAGACCTGTAGAAGCAACGGTCGATGGTCAGACAAAGTACGGCATTCGCCAGAAAATACTTACAAGAGGCAAGGATGATAGCTTAGATGAAGCAAAAAAAGAGGCAAAGGAAGTCCTTGATGATGATGGAAAGCCGAAAGAGGAAATCAAGGTAGTTACTATCGACATTCCTATCATCCGAAAAGGAGATATTATCCATCTTAAAATGTCAACTGGATCAGGGTATTACTGGGTAAAGGCAATTACTCATGATTGCGACAAGATGGAAATGACTATGACTTTAAAGAAAACTAAGCTGAAATCTTCGTCTTCGAAAAAGGATAACAAGAAAAAGGATGGAGATTACAGCATCGGAGATACAGTCAACTTCCATGGCGGCTATCATTATGTTTCTTCGGATGCAACGTCAGGATATAAGGTAAGCGCCGGAAAGGCGACAATAACACACAGTAATCCGGGCAGTGCTCATCCATGGTGCTTGGAAAATGTTAACTGGGCTGAGACCCATGTATGCGGCTGGGTAGACGAAGGCTCGTTTGATTAGGAGGGCATATGGCATATGACAGTAATGACGGTGTCGCACGATTAGCTGCGGTATTAGATGCAAGAATGAGAGATCATGCAGATAAGCCGCTCTGCCTTGATTTTGCAGAGATTCAGGCAGACGGCAGCCTGCTCTCGAATACATTTCCGATTCCAATTCCTAAGAGTGATTACAGAGTTTGTAGGCAATTAACTCTTGGAAAGACGGGAGATGCATTTTGCGATGTCCGGGCAGATGAACATTCTGGAAAAGCATATCTTCCGGAATCTATGCGGCAGTTGCAGGCCGGAGACAGAGTGTTGATTGCGTGGGTGCAAGACACTGCTGTTGTGATCGACATTATAACCAGACCGGTATAAGAGGACAGTATAGGAGGACATATGGCAGACAATAACTTATATCCGGTGGTGGATATACCGGAATATGAGGAAGAAAATGAAGAATATGATACAGAGTACAAGCCATCTGTGGCGTGGGACTTAGAGAAAGGAGATTTCGTTTGTAAATCTCCTTTTTGTATGCTCAAAAGCGAAGGACTTGAAGCGTACAAGATATGGTGCGTGAAGGCCGTATCAACAGAAAGATATAGTTGCCTCGGGTACGACGATGACATCGGTGCAGAGATGGAAGATGCCATGAAGGAAGAAGATGACACAGCTGTGGAACTGGCAATTGAACGTACCATAGAAGAGGCTCTGATGGTAAATCCAAGGACTGAATCCGTAGAGGACTTTGAGTTCTCATGGGAACCATCTGTGGTTTATGTGAAATTTACAGTGTACGCAATACACTGGGAGAAATTTGATTTAGAAGTAACATTGAAAAGGAGATGAGAATTTGACAGAAGAATTTGTAACTCCAGAATTTATAGATAATAGTGATCCTGATACGATCCAATCCAGGATGATGAACAATCTGCCTGTTGATATCTCTGATATGCCGGCAGATTTCCCATACGATTTCACAATGCCAACAGCGATTGAAATATCGAGGTTAATACAGTATAACCTTACCCGGACATTGATGTTGATGTTCCCGATGTGGGCTTGGGGTCAATGGCTTGATTTGCATGGTGTATCTGCAAAGGTTACACGAAAGCAGGCGAGCAGAGCATCCGGTCATGTGACCGTCGTAGGCACCGCTGGAACGATTATCGAGGAAGGGACGGTATTTTGTACAGAAGGTACGACAGATGTCGAATCTGTTGAATTTGCGACGACTGAGGAAGCAACTATACCAGAGCAGGGAACGGTTGACATACCTGTTGCGTCTGTTCTCACAGGAGCTTCTTATAATGTGACAAGAAATACTGTGACATTGCAGAAACAGCCAAACAAGAATGTTACTTCTGTGACGAATGAGAATCCTATCAGGGGTGGCACAGACGAAGAGGACGACGACACATACCGAGAAAGAATCCTTGAAAAGCTTCGCTCCGCAGAGGTTTCCTTTGTAGGATGTGACGCAGATTATGTCCGTTGGGCGAAAGAAGTATCTGGTGTTGGTTCTGCCGTGGTCGAAGCTGAATGGAAAGGACCTGGCACCGTTAAGGTTGTTGTTGCTGATCCGGATGGTTCTGCGGTTGGAGAAGATACTCTAAAAGCAGTTGAAGACTATATTGTATCCCCAAAGGACAGAATGAAGCGTCTGGCTCCGATTGGAGCATCCGTAACGATATCTACAGTGAAGGACATGACTATATCCTACAGTGCAGTGCTTGAACTGGAAAGCAATTACAGTATCGACAATGTAAAGGAAGCATTCCTGACAGCATTAAAGACCTATTACAGGGAAGCTAAGGACAGTGAAGAAATCCGGTATACGGTTGCATCTGCATTGTTGTCTAACACAGCCGGAGTAATTGATTTCTCAGATTTTCGTATAAATGAAAATACGAACAATATATCGGTTGCGGCAGACTATTATCCGATCACAACTGCGACGGAGCTTAATTTTACGGAGGGATAGAGATGCATATAGACAATGTTGATCTGGAACATTTTCCTACGAATGAGGTTGCTCAGAGGCTCCTGACGTATGTGACGAGAGGATGGTATGATAAGTCGTACGTCGGAAAATGGATATACGAAGTTATCGGGCTGGAACTGGAGACTGCAAGCAGGAGGATTGGCGAAGCGCAGAAGCAGGCATTTCCGGAAACAGCGGCATGGGGAATTTACTTCCATGAACTGACGTATGGAATACCGATTGACAGGACAAAAGACATTGATGATCGCCGAAAAGCAGTCGTGAATCGACGCGATAGGACGGCCAGATCGTCCATTACGCCTTATAGGCTCGAGAACATTATACAGACCGTATTTGGGCTTTCTGCGAGCGTCTCGGAGCAGGTAGAGAAGTATGTGTTTGGTATCGACCTGTTGATCGGAGCAGATTATCCGATATATTCCGTCGATGTTTTACTGGAATATATCCGAAAAATAAAACCATCTCATCTGTCAATGCAGGCTCGATATGTTATTGAAGCCGCAATATGCAGTGAGAGGGAAAGAGTTCTATTCCCAGCGTTAGACATAGGAATGCAGCATGTCTGGACAGAAAGATTTTCTGTACCATCGGTTGAAGTTAAATGTGAAATAACAGAAAAACTTCCGGTTGGAATGACCGGGAATGTTATGATCTACAAGAATCTCAATCAGTGGAATGGAGAGTACAAATGGGATGGAACGATAAAATTTGATACAGAAGTAACAACGGAGGAATTGTGATGGAAGGAAAGGTAACAGTAGTAGGAAGGACGAAAATCCTGAGAGCCAGAGCCGGAGAGATCACTCTGCCTAAGATTGTAGGATTTGCGTTTGGAAGTGGCGGCTCGAATGGTTCAACAGTTCTTAGTCCGGGAGAAACATTGAAAAATGAATTTCTTCGAAAAGCGGTAGATGGACATACGCTTAAAACCAATGAAAACAAGTGTGAATATTATTGCACATTAAATGGATCTGAAGCCAACGGAAAGAGCATAAGTGAGATCGGATTGTATGACTCTGAGGGAGACATCATCATGATTGCTAATTTTCTTCCAAAAGGTAAAGATTCGAATGTATCAATGAGATTTGAAATTGATGATGTTTTACAGTAAGGAGATGATTATATATGGCGAACGTGGTTATCCCGGAGAATCCGGAGTTCAATGAAGCTTTGAGAATCATCGAGACAAAGGATCTGGTTCATGCGGATGTAGTAAATCCTATGTTTAGGACATTACTGCTTAATACTATATATCTCGAACGACGGGTAGCAAAGATGATCGAACGGATTGACACACTTGCGATTGACAATACCTATGGAGGACCAGAGCTGTCGGCGGATGCAAATATCGTAGATGCAAGCGCGCAGTTCAGCGTTATCAGGAAAACGTCGTCGACAGCATCAGTACAGACACTGTTTCAAAAAGCAATCGATAGTCTCAGAAAAGGACTCTATAGCTTGTTGATTAGAGTGAAAGTGAACTCAAATTCAAATAACGGCGGGCTAATCGAATTAAATGTAACGTCTGGCGGAGCGATATTGGAAACCAGAACTATTACTGCAAATATGTTTGAAAGAGCAGGAGTTTATCAGACGTTTGGACTTAATGTTGAATTGAATGATACGGTTACTATTACTGCGAGATTGCTGAAAAATAGCGCAAATATAACGGTGTCCGTTGATTATGTCATGCTTCAGCCGGCTCAGACAGCAATCACGAGTTTGTAGGCGGTGGCTATATGATATCAGCAGAGAGACTTGTAGAATTGCGGGCAAAAGTAAAAAAAGAAATGGCAAGGAGAAGCTGTGTGGAGCATGGTTCAAGCGCTTCAATGAATAAATTTGCTGCAAATTATGATTATAATGCTGTTCCGGTCACTGGGGGAGACATTACAGATGAACATATACAAAAGGTTATTGATCCGCTGCTTAATGTAGCGGATTTTTTGCAAGATAACAGCCTGCAACAGAGTCATAGTGGAGCAGATGTGATCGTCGATCAGGCGGAGAAATTTGTTGATACCCTTGCAAAAATAGATAAGCAGGCAAGTGATAGTGGGTGCAGAGGACTCTGTACGGGGTTATGTGTAGGTTCTTGCACATCTGGCTGTCAGGGATGCACTGGGTGTACTGGTGGTTGCGATACCACTTGCGCAAAGAGTTGTTCAGATGGCTGTTCTACATCCTGCGGTGGTTGTTCAGATGGCTGTTTTTCTGGATGCACACATACCTGTGGTTCCGGATGTACAACCGGCGCGATGACTACATAATGAGAGGAGGTGATATCTATGGCGTGTTCAAAAGGATGTGGAACGAGTTGTGCAACGAGCTGTAAGTCCACAGCGTCTGGCAACTGCGGCGGATGCGGGACTTCCTGCTCGCGAAATTGCAGTACGATATGTAGCGGCACCTGTTCTGGTACTTGTGATAAAACATGCACAAAGCAGTGCAATCACAATTGTTCGGACGAATGTACTGGATGTCAACGGACATGCGCAGATGATTGCGAGGCAGGATGCAAAACGGATTGCCTTCAGACATGCACAGCAAATTGTTCGGACACCTGCGCAGACTGTACAGGCGGATGCGGAAACAGTTGCTTTTCGACATGCGCAGATGATTGCACAAGCGGATGCAAGGGCAGTTGCAATCAGACATGCACAGCAAATTGCATGAACGACTGCAATACCTGGTGCGAAGGCGGATGTTATTCTTCATGCACATGGACTTGCGAAGGATGCAGTAATACTTGCACCGGTACCTGCACCGGTACCTGTTCTGGCACCTGTTCTGGTACCTGTTCTGGTACTTGTCAGGGTTGTGATAATAAGTGCACAGCTTCCTGCGCTCAGTCTTGTACTGGCTGTAGCGGCTGTTCGGGTTGTGGAAATTCCTGTGGTTCCGGATGCACAGATAGCTGCATGGGAACCTGCAAAAGCAATTGTTCTGGAGGCTGCGGAACCAGCTGTGGAGGATGCTCTACATCCTGTGCATCAAGCTGTCAGAGTGATTGTGGCGGCACCTGCAGGAATCAGTGCTACGGACAGGCGACTACACCGATATATTCATTTAATTAGGAGGAAAAAAATGAGAACAGTAATTATTAAAGTAGACAGCAAAGAGGCAGAGTACATCGAAAGACTGGACTACGAAAGGGGATTTACTAAAGATGTCCTGCAGAGAATCATCGAAGCACACATGGAAGACCCAGATGTAATCAATAGCCCAGCATTTAAGGCTTATCAGAAACAGGGAGCGGAATTGGATGCACAGTTCAGCATGGCAGTAGCAGAGCTTGAGAAAAAATATATTCCGGAGATTCTTAAACATCACAAGATCAAATGGAATCTTGAGTACAAGACAGGAGAACTGAAAGTAGACATTCTGTGCAATTGTGAAATTGAGGGAATCAAATGAAAAGAACAGAACAATATTCCGAAAGGCTGAGCAGATTATATCCTGAGCTGCACGAACCGGTAGGGACAGAAAAGATTCTGACTCAGACCATTACGTTTCAGGTCACTGATGACTGCAATCTGGCATGCAAGTATTGTTATCAGACACATAAGGGCAAAAAGAAAATGTCTTTCGATACGGCAAAGAAGATGATTGATCTTCTGCTAACTGGAGAAAAGGGCATGAGAGATTATATCAATCCAAGGCGTTCCCCTGGCCTTATCATTGACTTTATCGGCGGAGAACCGCTGTTGGAAGTAGGGCTGATTGATCGAATCTGCAGTTACACTATTGGCCAGATGATAGAACTAAATCATCCATGGCTTATGAAAACAATGTTTTCTATCTGCAGTAATGGTGTGTGCTACTTCGAACCAGAAGTACAGAAGGTTTTGCAGAAATGGAACAATCGACTGTCTTTTTCTGTTACCGTTGATGGTAATAAAGAGCTACATGATTCCTGCAGAGTGTTTCCAGACGGTCATCCATCGTATGATCTGGCGATTGCAGCGGCAAAAGACTGGATGAATAAGGGCGGATACATGGGAAGCAAAGTTACTATAGCTCCGGCGAATGTAATGCACACATACGATGCAATCACACATATGATTGAACTTGGATATAACGAGATTAATGCGAATTGTGTGTATGAGGAAGGATGGAAACCGGTTCACGCCACAGTTTTTTACGATCAGCTGAAAAAGCTGGCTGATTATATTTTGGAACACAACCTTGACATGGAAAAGGATTATTATATTTCCTTGTTTGAGGAAAAGTATTTTCGTCCAAAGCAGGAGGATGATCTTGAAAATTGGTGCGGCGGGAATGGTGTTATGCTGGCAGTTGACCCAGATGGCATCATATATCCATGTTTGCGGTATATGGAAAGCTCTCTTGCAGGGCAGCAGGAACCATATAGTATAGGAGATGTGGATACAGGAATCTGCCAGTGTGAATGCCACAAATGCCGTGTGGAGTGCCTTAAGAAGATTGATCGGAGAACACAGAGCACGGATGAATGCTTCAATTGTCCCGTTGCAGAGGGGTGCTCATGGTGTACTGCATACAACTATCAGGTATTTGGCACACCCGATGCAAGGGCTACTTACATCTGTAACATGCACAAGGCACGAGCACTCGGAAACATCTATTTCTGGAACAATTATTACAAGAAACACGGTATTGATAAGCATATGGAGAATTATGTGCCAGAAAAATGGGCGCTTGACATTATCACTCAAGCAGAGTGGAATATGCTGAATAGCTTATAACTATTTTCGATATAATCTAACAAAAAATGATAATATCGAAAAAATATGGTAAAAAAGAGAGGTGTTTTAAAAATGATAAAGCAAGAAGTTATCTTTAATGTTAAAAACCTCATGATCTCTAAAACAAAGAATATCTTTGCAACGGAAGGCATTCGGAATGTATTTGAAGCGGTTTTCCAGTTTCATTCTTCTGATTGGGACAATCTTACGAAAACTGCTGTCTTCGAAAATGTAGAGGGCACGAAAGAGCTGCGACTGCTTGTAGACGATAAGTGTGATATACCTGACAGCTTCTTTAAGACTTCTGGAGTGTGTTATGTGTCAGTGATGGCGGGCGATTTCATGGTCACAAATAAAGCGGCGATCATCGTAGTAAACGCTGGGTATACTTCCGGAGATACCGTACCGGATGCAAAGAATTATTTTGAACAGCTTCTGAGATATTTTGATGCAACGAACACGAATGTTCAGGAATATGGAAAGCTGGCCGAAAGATTTGCGGTTGGTTTGGCAGAGGTTCCTGAAAGCCTGACGGATAACGCAAAATATTACGCGCGTCAGGCAGAGCGTGCCGTAATGGGTATTCCGGGGCAGGTGGAAGATGCAAAGGGAGATATCGACAATTATGTAAAGGGCAAGGAAGCTGATCTGAAAGGCGAGGATGGAAATGTGTGCTTTGTCGAGTTTCGCATTGAGCCACCTTGCTTGTATATGCGGAATAATCCGGATGAAACAGACATAGAGTTCCGACTAAACGGTTCAAAATTGGAATACAAATGGAGGGAAAGAGGTTAAATGGCAAATAGATCAACGGGCAGTGGCCAGTGGACTAACATGGGGAACGTTACACCAAATCCTCGTGGAAGTTATTCTGACGCTGAAACATATAAGTATTTAGATATGGTGTCATATGGTGGCGGTTCATATCTCTGCTTGCAGGATGATACAATTGGTGTGCGCCCATCTCCTGGTGAAAGTACAGACAGATGGTTCTGTTCTTCGGTGCCAGGAGAAGCAACCCCGGATTTCAAAAACTTAGTGACAGAAACTAAAGAAGCGGCCAGGACAGCAAAAGAAAAAGCATCTGAGGCGGAGACAAGTGCAAAGGCTTCAGAAATAAGTGCACAGGCGGCTTCGAACTCAGCCGAAGCAGCAGCAGCTTCGGCCAGAGATGCAGAGAATGCAAAAGATGTTGTTGCCGGATACAAAATTGCGGCTGAAAAGGCTGCATCATCCGCTGCGACATCTGAGAAAAATGTAAATGATAAAATTGCTGGACTGGACAATACGTTTTCTGAAAAGACAACGAGCGCAATAGAAACCATAAACAAATCCGTAGATGCAAAAGCAGATGAGATAAAAAATGAAATCACTGCAACAAAAAAATCTATGGTAGATGCGTCTCAGAAAGCTATAAACGACACAATCGATGCGAGAAAAACTGAGATCAATAATACAGGTGCATCTGAAATTAAAAATGTACAGGCTGAATCAGCAACACAGACACAGGGGATTAAAAGCGTAGCAGCTGAGCAACTGGCAGCTATTAATGCGGCTGGTGGCACTTTAGAGAGTGCAATTGAACGCTACTATGCTATGCGCCGTACGAGAGAAATCTATACGGTAGAAGAACTTGATCCGGATGTTACACAGGCCTGCACGGTAAATCGTTTAGATGCTCTGTCTGGTCTTACCTGCACACCGTCCACAAATACGACAGCTGGAGAAGACCAAATTGGAACCCTCGAAGCATTCCGTCCGATTGAAGTGAACTGGATCCTCGATGATGATGGAAACCAGAAAATTACCGCAATTGAGGGAATGCCGGGATATAAGACGACAGGAAAAGTCAACCGTGGAATCATGAACATGGGACTCTATTACAAAAAAGAGCGAAATGCAGAAGACAATGGTTGGCTGCATCATTGGTCCATGCTTCCTCGAAAAGAAGAAGGATATGTTCCGATGAAAGAATGTGTTCGTCCAGACAATACGGTGCAGGGATGGATGCTCCATCCTAAAGGAGCGGCAGTGGATATTGATGGTGTTCCGTATGTAACCAACGGAAAACCCGTCAGAAACAAACCTTCGTATGCAAATTTTACATATGCACGAAAGCAGGGTCCGGCATACTGCTTTGAAACAGATGTGGATGCTGCATGGGTTCTGGCGTTGACAATGATTAAGTACGGAACAAATGACCTGCAGGCCTATATGAGAGGATGCACATCTTACAGTTATCAGTATAATGTTGCGGTTGCTGAAGAGAATACAAAGAGAGTAATTCTCACAAAAGATCAGGCGAATGATTTTGTTGTTGGTTCATTTGTTAGTGTTGGAAATCCAGGTTCAAATACGAACTATGATCGATATTATGCTTACATGCATAATATCGTTGATAGCGTAAAAATCACGGCGATTGAAGCTGTGGATGAAACACATAGTGCATTGGTACTGGATGTTGAAGTACCTTTTACGACGGAAACAAGTTACAAGGTAAGTGCAATGCATTGGGAGACAGGATCCACTGATTCCGTACAGGGTTACGATGGAAGTCCAGTATCCAATACAGATGGAAAGAATATCTGCAAGATTAATGGCATCGAGATTCTTCCGGGCGGTTATTCTGTGTCCGGAAACTCTATGCATATTGTTTCAACAGATGCAGAGGGCAATACAGTCGATAAGTATTATCGAACCAACAACGCTAAGTTATTGACGACAAATTTAGATACGATCATAAGCACCTATGAAGAAGTGGGTATTTTACCGGAAGCATACGATGCATGGAAGTATGTGAAAGGACAGCTTCTGGACTTTGGTAAAGGGACAATGATTCCGACTGAATGGGGAGGAGGCGATAAGGCTTGGTGGGCTGATGCTTGGTATTGCGGCGGAAAACCTGCGGCTGGAACAAGAACAGGCCGGGAGCTCCTCCGGCGCGGCGATCTGGACCATGGCGGCATCGCTGGCCCGTCGTGCGTGAATGGCAACAGTGGGCTGACGGGTGCCGGGTGGATCATCCTCGCGACCCTTTCTCCTAACGCCGTACGGGGTGAATGGCAGGCGGCAGCCTGACAGAGGGGCTGTCCCCTCCAATGGCTACAAATGATTTTAAAGTAACTATGAAATAGAATATTTTTAAGGACTTATGAGGTCCGGGAGCTCCTCCGGCGCGGCAATCTGAACAATGGCGGCATCGCTGGCCCGTCGTGCGTGAATGGCAACAATGGCCTGACGAATGCCTGGTGGAACATCCTCGCGACAATTTCTGTGTATAAAAAATTTGATACTCGACCTCATAAGCCGGCTGAAGAAGCCTATACTTGGGAATACCCGAAATACGTGATAAAAGGCCATTCCTTTCTCATGAAGTAGATTGACATCTGCAGAGTGGGAAGGGGAGACTGGCAGGTGCGCTGCCAGCCGGGACTAGTAGACAACCGAAAGTCCCTGAATCACACAGAAAGGAAAATGCCTTTATGAAGAAATGCTGCAAGAATGTAAATATTTTAGCAGATGATTTTATTGAAGATCCAATTTATGAAGCACTTGACGAAAAATGGAAACGGCCAGATGTGGCAAAGTATCTGCATGGTCGCACAAGTTCAATGAGTTTGCAGGCTATGAAACGATTACTTCGAGACACAGACGAAAGAGATCTCATGGTATCCGGTCTGATCCGTACAGTGGCAGAAAGTCTCAGATATGAAATCCAGAACAGAGAGTTGAAAGTAGAACCTATTCAGTATGGTTGGCGGCGAGATGGAATAAACGGAAAGTTTCGAGAAATCGGAGTGGAGAGTGTAAAACAGCTTATTCTTGACGAAATAGCCAGCGAAGGACTGGATGAACTCTGGAGAAGAAAACTGGGCTATCATCAATATGCAAGTATCAAAGGAAAAGGACAACTCGGAGGCAAAAGAGCAATAGAGCATCAGATCAGAAAGAAATATGCTCAATCTCGGTATGCCTGGAAGGGCGATGTAAGGAAATGCTATCCATCGGTTGATACCCGTAAATTGAAACGTATGTTGGAACACGATGTGAAGAACGAAGTCCTTCTGTATCTTGTGTTCTTTCTGATAGGGACATACAAACAGGGACTTAATATCGGCTCCGGTTTATCACAGTTTCTGTGCAATTATTACCTGTCTAAAGCCTATGTGTATGTACTTAGCCTACATAAGACCAGAAAGCACCGAGATGGTACGACTGAAAGCAAGAGACTTGTATTTTTCTGTATATTCTATATGGACGACATCCTGCTCATAGGAGCCCGGGAAGCTGATGTTAAGAGGGCGGCTCGGGCGTTAGAAAAGTACCTGTTGAAAGAGTACGGACTCACAATAAAACCGGATGCAGACCTATTCCCGATTGATTATCGCATTAAAACCGGAAATAAATATGAGAATTACAGAGAAAAAGATAAGGCAGAAAGGCGCGGAAAACCGATAGATATGATGGGTTATGTGATTTACAGGGACCACACAGAAATCAGAAGCAAGATCTTTCTGCGGGCAAGGAGAGCTTATTCAGTAGCTTGGTACTGCATGAAGAATAGAGTTGAAATCCCTCTGGAGATTGCTTATAAATGTACCAGTTACTATGGATGGTTTAAACATACCGATTCCAAATACGTCAAAGATAAATATAACATTGATGCTGTTTGCGCAGCTGCAAAAAGGAGGATCAGCAAGCATGCAAAAAGCGAAATATATGGAACGTCAGCCAGAAGTGCGCTGGCAGCCTGTTAATAATGGCATGGTGGATGTTACGCTGTGCTTGAATGAGCAGAAAGTGACGATTGAACAGGGACAGATGGAAGGCTCGGCAGAGCAGATGATGTATGAATATGACTATCATCAGTTCAGAGAATCTATTGACAAAATTAATGAAGAAGCAGTGAGAGTATCTCCTACAAAGTATATGTCCTATGTTCCAGAAAGCGAAAAAAGCTTAGAAGAGAAATTAGAGGAACTGCAGGCTTCGAACGAAATGCTTACAAGTTGCGTTCTTGAGATGTCAGAACTGGTATATCAGTAATGATGAAACTATTAAGTAACTTTATTATATTATTACAGAATGATGGAGGAAAAGAAATGATTGCAATGTTATGGGCACAGCAGATTATGCTTGGAAAGAAAACTTATGCAGAGGTACCGAGACTTCTGAAAGCAAAGGTAAAAGAAATCCTGGAAGATTCCGGAATGGGAGAACTGGCAAAGGAAGAATGACGAAACTACAGATAATAAGTAAACAATGGTCATTGATTTATGATCTTCTGCTACTTAATAAGGGGGCGAGTGAAAGAACCCTTGATGAGATTGAACGGGATATGGATACATTGGAATTTCATTGTAGAAAGTATGCCGACGCAGATGATGAAGAATTGATGGCATGAAAAGGGCCTGAGCAGGCTCTTTTTTTAATGGAGGTAAAACTATGTATAGCCAAAGAAGCCCGCCGTAAGAGCAATATAGAAGCTTTGGAAATTAAATACGGAGGTATTGGAATGACGTTAAAAGAGATTTTGGAAGCTGGTGGGGGAATCCTTTTTGTTGTTCTTACATTAGTACAGGTAGCGCCAATTAAGGTAAATCCTTGGACAGTATTGGGACGATCAATTGGTCGCGTACTGAACAAAGAAGTCATGGACAAAATCGAGGAGGGAAACGCTAAGAATGCACGTTACAGAATTATTCGATTTAATGATGAGGTTAAGCATGATGTAAAACATACAGAGGAGCATTTTGACCAGATTATTGAAGATATTGATACTTATGAAAATTATTGTAGCGATCATCCTCACTTTCCAAATGGAAAAGCAGTTCATTCGATTTCGAATATCAGGAAGATTTATGATAAATGTAGTGATGAACATTCTTTTCTGTAAACACTGGAGGCGGCAGGTAAAATGAAAAAAAGATTAAAAAAGATAGTTTCGGCGATAAAGAAAGTCGGAACATTGAACCTAGTGCTGATGTTTGTCGGCGCTTTTTTTATATGGTTCAACTGGCAGATGATTTTGCTGTACAGACAGTGTGATAGCATGCCGGAAACATATGCCTGTGCAGTTGTGGCAGCAACCATTGGAGAGTGTGGCATATGCGGCTGGATCCGGACAAACAAAGACAAACAGCAGGATCGGAAATGGGAAAAAGAGGACAGGAAGAAACAGGAACAAAACGACGCCAATATGGCAGAAAATGAGGAGGATTGAGAAAATGAAATTTAAAGAAGCATTTGAAGAGATGAAATCAGGAATTCCAGTAAAACTCCCGTCATGGGCTGGCTATTGGTGGTGGGATGAAGAATCCCAGACAATCCTTATGTACACAAAAGACGGTGACTGTCTGGATATAAGAGAAACACAGAATGTGGAGTATACGCTTCAGAATATTCTTTCCGATGAGTGGGTTTATGCGGATAGTCGGAACTGCCCGATTCTTGGCGGAGAAGCAACATTCTCTTTTGGAGAAGCAATTAAGTACCTGAAAAGAGGCATGAAAGTAGCAAGAAAAGGATGGAATGGAAAGAAGCAGTACATTCAGCTTGCAAGCGGAATCTCTTATAAATCGCCTACCGGAGATATCGTGAACTGTGAACATGACGCAATCGGCAACATGGCAGTAGCTTTTGTCGGAACTTCTGGTGTACAGATGGGATGGCTAGCGTCACAGGCAGATATGCTTGCTGAAGACTGGGTATTTGCATAAGAAGAGGAGGATAAATTTATGACATTAGAATATTTTTTACTGTTACTTATGATTGTATCAATCTTTACCGGCTTAGTGACTGAAGGTATTAAGAAGTTGCTTGAAGAGTCAAAAAAAACCTACAAGGCAAATTTCCTTGCAGGAGGGGTGGCTGTAGCTTTATCTCTGCTTGTTGGAGTTGGGTACATTATTTTGATGGAGGCGCAGATTAATAGCAAAATGGCAGTATATCTTATTGCGTTAGTACTTTTGTCCTGGCTGTCTGCAATGGTTGGATACGACAAGGTCATTCAGTCACTTGGGCAAATTAAACTCCCGAATAAAAATGAGTAGTTAGGAGCCTGTTTTAAGGCTCCTTTTTTGCGAGGTGGACTTATGGATAAGCAAAATATAACTGTGTTGAGAAAAATACTGTACGCAGTGGAATCCGGAGATCAGGTATATGGTAAGCAGGATTATTCCTGCTTTGCCGGGGTCGGAGCGAACTGTAGCAATGAAAAAGCTATTACGATCGGTGCGGGCCAGTGGTACGCAGGAGAAGCAAAAGAACTGTTATACCGGATTCAGAGAGCAAACCCGAAGCTATTCAAAGACATGGATAATGCAGGCATGGAAAAAGACCTGCTGATGAAGAGCTGGGATACATACGCCGTAACAGCAGAATCTGCGAAAGGAAAATGTATCGTAGACATTATCAGCACTGACTTGGGGAAGGAATGCCAGGATCAGTACATGGAAGACCAGATACAAGCGTATATTCCGATCATTGAAAAAGCATATGGAACCATGCCAGATAGTGCCATGATGGAATGCATCAATATCCTGCATCAGGGTGGCTTTGACGCATTGAAAAGAATCTTGTCTAAAACTCCGGAACCGTACACTGCAGACAAGATTTATGCAACGTTATGTAAGGATCCGGCAGACTCGACGCCGAACCAGGTAGGAGATTACACAGACAGACAGAAAGCGGTAATCAGCATGATTAAGAATTATGCTGTGACTGCGGAAAGAAAGGAAGATGCAGCAATGACAAAAACAGAAAAAGCAATAAGGCAGATGGAGACATGGGCGAAAGATGATTCTCACGGCTACGATCAGGACTACCGCTGGGGAGAAAAAGGAGATTACGACTGTTCCTCCGCTGTAATTCAGGCATGGCAGAACGCCGGAGTTCCAGTTAAGTCTGGTGGCGCTACATACACAGGAGATATGAAGAACGTATTCCTGAAAAATGGATTTGTAGACGTAACGAGCAAAGTTAACGTAGCAACCGGATCTGGTCTGCTCAGAGGAGATGTGCTGCTGAATGAAGCGCATCATGTAGCCATGTACTGTGGAAATGGTAAAGAGGTAGAAGCCAGCATCAACGAGAAAGGTACCGCTCATGGCGGTAAACCGGGAGACCAGACTGGTAAGGAGTTTCTGATCCGGAGCTATCGGAATTATCCTTGGAATTGTGTGCTCAGGTATAGAGGGAATATTTTCTCCGCTTCTGACACAGAAAAGAAGCAGAACGCAGTAGCCTATGTAGCGAGATTCACAAAGGATTGCAAATGCTACAGTGCAGCCGGCAAGACTCAGGCGAAAATGTTCCCGGTGATTAAAAAGAATGCGGTTGTAGATGTGATGAAATACACCGAAACCGTAAATGGTAAAAAGTGGTATTTTATCCGGATTCCACATCCGACAGAAGGATTCGTAAGAGAATTTGTTCCGGCCGGATATTTCAAGAAGTTGATTTAAAAAAGACGGCGCCTTCTAAAATCACATTAAAATATATCACTTCAAAAGGAACTCTATAAAGATGGAGTTCCTTTTGAATAAACCGCTAATTATATTTTATAATATTATTCCTCCCCTATCTTTTCTTCATATTTTTTTATGAGCCATTCCGGGACCGGTTCGTCTCCGTCGTCACCCCTGTATTTGATCGGGTCAATATTGTTTGTGAAACACCATTCCCAGCTGTTATAATCGTCGCCGTCTTTTGATACGATGTAGAATATATCATATTCGCCATCCACAAATGCTATCGTATCTGTTGTATTCATTGTGTACAGCATGATATACATGTTTCTCCTGTATGCGTACGCCATTTCTAGCGGCGAATCTTCACCGCCCAGAAATTCCATGAACATTTCAACGTCGGAAGATTCTTTCGACAATTTGTTATAATAATCGTAGACTTTTTCATCCCATCCGTCCGGGAAAAGCTTACGATCTTTTATTTTCTCGTTATCTTCTTTAGCCATTTTGTAAATGGTTTCAAGCTTCACTCTTTTAATCATTTTCTTACCTCCTCTTGTTCCATTTCGAGCCAAATTTCACACTGCTCGCCGTCTTCCTCGTAGCTGACAACTTCGCCAGCTTCCAGGCGTTCTCGCCAGTTCTCCGGGTAGTTTTCCGGGATGTAAATACAGTTTCCCGGAAAGAGCTGGTTGTTGCGTTTCTCGTTGACTAAATATTCCATTTTTTCCTCCTTGACTTGTAAGTTTTCAGCAGTTTTATTTTGAATCTTCTAAGACAGCTCGCTCTAACAGCTGTCTCACATAATCCGGACATTTGCTTTTTCCGGATTCCCAGTTTTCGAGCGTTCTAATCGGTATGTTGTACCTCCTTGAGAATTCTGCTCGGGATATCTTTAAGTGTTCACGCATTTCCATGGTGGACATATTTTCTTTTTGCTTCAGATCATCTTCCATAGATCCTTTTGTTTTGTAAGACATGAATCCTACCGCGGATGGGAAAATACGGGTGTAAGTGGTTTTGTTTTCGTCAATCCATTTAATACTCACATATACTTTTGCACATAAATATGGCCATTCCGGACTTAATATAGTACCGTCCGCATATACACAAACATCGCATTCTTCAGCGATAGAATTATCATATATGATACGATCGACTTCTTCTTTAAAGAATTTCGCACGGCAATAGGCCACGATGTCGTCTAACTGGTATCCGTCGCATTCAGGTATAAAACTTTTGATCTGTTTTCGCTTGATCTCCCATAGATTCGTGCTATAATCTTTATCCATTTTAACGAGGCTGTCGACAAACCCACCGACAGGAGAGGGATTTAAGATTTTGTAAGCTACATCAAGTTCGGCTTCAGATTTTCCGCAGCCTTTCTTGAAATCATGCATTAATTCATCCATCATGGATTCAAATTCAGATTGATTATATTTATACATACATTTCGCCCCCCTTCTATCAATGTTCTTTGACATATTTATGTATACGCTCATATAAATTCATTTCATTTCGGTTCGCCATTAATTCGCTCAAATCGTTTGAATCATAATTTGTAGAATATACGGCATAACTGCGATTTTCGATAAACCATGAAGCTTCTTTGATGTTGCTAAGAATCTCCATATCTTTAGCTCTTTTTTCTGCGCGAGCAGGTCTGTCTTCGGCTTCGTATTTTCTAACGAGAGCAGATAAATATGAAATCATGTTTTTTCTTATATCTTCAGCCCATGCAATCTGTTTTGGACTTCCGACGAGTTCAACTAATTTTTGTTCCATTGTTTTCGCTTCCTCCCATGCTTTCTTAAGACCGGAGGAAATTGTCATTGCAGATTTCTTGACCAGTTCCCATGCTCTTTTCATAATGTTTGATAAGTTATATTTCTTCATCTTGCTTTCCTCCGTTCCTTTGATGATTACATAATACCACCAATTTGGTGGTATGTCAAGAAGAAACGCAATTAAATTAATGCTAGTGTACGAGTGCTCGACTTTAAATTACTCTTATCTGGGATATAGCCAGTACCGTTTCCTCTACTCATTCGCCTCTCCTTTTCCCAATGTTGCCATTAAGAGATTTGTAGCAAAGCCTTCTATTGCATCGATGTAATCGACATCTTCGTCCTCCCATTCACAGTTGGGATATCTTTCCCGGAATCTATCAACTATATTCAACACAGTTTTATACGCTGCTTGATCGGCTCCGTATTGGTCATCTAAATCTTTAAACAATGGATGTATTTTACCTTCTTGCAGAAGCGTGTCATACATGAATGTTACTTCTACAATGTCTGTTCTTCTAACAGATTCTTCCAATAATTGCAGAACATATTCCGGTGGAGTTCGAACTTCGGATTCCCACGATTCAAGCGTTCTAATCGGTATGTTGTACCTCCTTGAGAACTCCGCTCTGGAGACTCCTATGTAATTTCTCATTTCTGTAATGTTCATAATTGTTACCTCCTTCATAATGAAATAATACCACACAATGCGTGGTATAGTCAATGATAATTCCTTCCATATATTACCGCTATTTTTTCTACATCTGGTGTGATAGGATAAACGAGCTTCACACAGTTAAATTTCTGGCGTAAATTCGATAGGATATAGCAGAAAACGATATAATCTAACAAATTCCGTCATGTATTACCATAAAGTGGTAATTTATAACGGAGGAGCAATGGCATGATTAAAATTTTACTGTCGAAAAAGCTGGGAGAGTTAAGACTTACTCAAGCAGATCTGGCGAGGGCAACTGGAATCAGACCCAATACCATCAATGAGTTGTACCACGAGCTTACAGAAAGGGTCAGCCTTGAACACCTTGATTTAATTTGTGAAGCATTAAATTGTGAGCTGGACGAATTGATTATAAGGGTACCAAACAAGGAAACATCTATAACCCATACACGCCAGGGAACCCAGAAATCTAGCGACACAAAGTAGATTGCTGCAACAATCTACAAAAAAGAGAGGGAATTCCCTCTCTTTTTGCCATAAAGTTTTATGCTGCATTAAGATTTTCTGCATTTTTTCGAAGCTGCTTCATCATATGAAATCTGCAAGTCTTAAATTCATCTCCATAAAGTCCTAGACGGTCTGTCAAAATATTATACATTAAAGTGACTTTTTTCTTTGCAGTATATCCTGCCATTGATCGAAATACTATCTTATCAGAAGATTCAATAGACCATGCTGAAAGAGCGAGAACAAACTGAATGTAGGCTTTGATTTTTCCGGCATGAAGAGTGCTATTAAAAAGTCTGAATTCGACTGTGCCTTTCTGGAAGAAGCTGTGAAGATTCAGGGCGTGGTATCTTGTTGAATTGTAATGACTATGGTCAATACCACCATGATACTGATCGTTCGCACTGCTGTACCAGATTTCTTCAACTTTTCTTGTATCAAGATCCTTTTCTTTTTTCATTGTATCCAGTAAATCCTTACATACCGGCCTGCACCATCTGTCTTTTCTGTTTCCCACTGCAAGAGCATCATAGATAATTTCTTGTCTGCTGAAAAAGAAATTTACCAATCTTCTGAGAGAAGTGGCTGTATGGTTTGCGCCATCAACATGAATATGTATTCCGCAACTGCTATGAGAAACCCCGCCGAGTTCTTTAAATTTACGGATTATTGTCTGAAGTGCTTCAATATCTTCATAATTAAGAGGTGGTGTTACAAATTCAACTCTATATTCATCCATCAATTCACGTCCCGCTTTTCTAACTGGACAAATACTTGAATCTCTCATTACTTTCCAAATTCTTCTTTTGCTATCTCGAATCGTATAAGTACGATAGCAAGTGCGATCAGGTCCGGCGGCATGACTTCCGAGGATTTCTGCAACAGCCTCAGCGGCCATGGTTCTTGTTATTCCTGTAAATTCTACCTCGACTCCAAATTTCTGTTTCTTTAAAAGTTCTGACATATTATTTTCCTCCTATTATCTCTCAAACCTCGCACCGTCTATGCGAATGTTTGTTCTGCTGTTTATGTTTGTATATTACCATATGTACCGCACATGTCAATAGTTTATTGAAGAAAATCTCTAAAAAATTGAAGAAAAACATTGACATAATAGAGAAAAAGAGATATAATAATAACATAAAGAACAGGAGGTGATAAAATGAATCAAAATCGAAAGAAGCCAAAAAAAGAAAGCGGTCATGAAGAGCTGCTCGCAAAATTAGTCTTCATAACCGCAATCTTGAATTTGATTCAAGCCATTGTAGACTTGATCAAAACATTCAGTTAGGAAACGGGGAGGTCAGAGCTCCCCTGAATCCAACTTTAATATACA